ATCGTTTGGCTGCTTTCGGGTCATTAGCAACTAACGCCATCAAACGGTGTTGTTTACCTGATTTACTAGGCACGGTGCTGCTCCACGAGTCGATCAATCTTCTGCTCTAAGCGATCCAGCCTATCCAGAAGCAGTTGAGCATCAGCGCGAACTTCTGCACGGGTGACATGCTCACGCGCCACTTCTTCACGGGTTTTGTTGAGAAGAATATTCAGCCGTTGTAGTTCGTCTGACTTTTCTTTCATAACGTACCCGATCACGGCTACAACCCCGCTAAGTACGAGGTTCCAAACGAGCATGTCCATGTATTAGCAATTCCATGCACGAAGGGATTTATTGATACGGCTGTTCGGATCGTTAGCCGTCTTAGCACTCGTAAGCTTCTTCTTCATTCCCGACATCCGGGCACAAAATGATTTCTTACGAGGTCCGCCTTCAGGCTGCGGTCGCTTCAGCCCCGGCTTACCGGGATTAGCGCGGTTATAGGAAGCCCTGCCTTTGGCGTTCAATCCACCGGCAGGGTTTTTGCCTTCTTTGCGCTGCCATGCCGGGGTTTTAGCCATAAATCACCATCGTGGAGATTACGGCTGACGGGACGATGTAGATGCTGGTTTGGAACAACAGCCCCTCGCCCGGTAGCAGGACATAATCCGGCGTAGTCGAACTCGCCTTGGTATCCACCACAATCTTGGTGGGGCCGCTTGCGCCGCCGTCACGAAAAGTTACAGTACCTGCCGTGGTATCAGGAACGATGTAAATCGCCTTAACACGGGCGCGGCCAATAACAAGGCTATTCTGATCCAGCATGTCGCCCGCACTGGTGCGGACCTTACTGGCTAAGACATCTGTTTGCATTCCCATTCTGACTCTCCTGTAATGGAAGAAGGGGGCTTATCGCCCCCCACAAATTCTTACGGAGTCAGGCTGGAATACAGCGCGATGTACTTAGTGGTTCCGCCGATGCTAACCGGGATACGCCCCACCTGAGTTGAGACCGTACCGGAAACATTACCGGAAGTAATCACCGTGGTGCCGATAACGAGAGTGTCCGACTGGAAACCGTTCTGAGAAACGACCGGGCCGGAGAAAGTAGTAGTACCCATTTAAAAATACCTCACATGCGAGTTGTGCTTATCAGTCTGCATGTCGTCAGTCGGGGTCTGTCTGATAAGCAATTTTTCCCGATGAACGACTGTATATCACCAAAAAAGAGGGGCCACAAGTCCGGAGTGTGAATGGACCTGTGACCCCTCAATGCTCATCCTCTAGGGGGAGAGCCTATCAGGATGAACCCGGCGAACCGAACATGCCGAGCGGATCCGACCAGCCGAAGCTATAACGCTCGCGGCTCTTGTACCGGACGTTGCCGGTGTCGAAATCTCCGTCCATGCTGTTCTGGAGCGGGGTACGAACGAAGTGCTTCATGCCGTTCGGAACGTCCGTGGTCAGGAACCACGCATTCGTGTCGGTCAGGAAGTGGTTCACCGTGTAGCCACCGGGAATCGACCCCATCGCCTTGAGAGCGTTGATGTCGTTATCGGCGGTCGAAACACGGAGTTCCGTGTCGAGGAGACGCTTGGCAGTGAACATCAATGCCGGGGGCACGATGAGCTTACCGGGCTTCGCCGCGATGAGGAGTCCACGTTCGTCGGTCCAACCAGCGATCTGAATGACAGCCGCCTCAAGCGAAGTCTCGTTGAGGTCAGAAGCCGTCAGACGGTTGCTGTTGGTGCCACCCGAAACCAGCGGATGCGAGGCCGAGAACAACGGCTGACCGTCACCGCCCGTGTAGGACGAGGAGAAGCCATTGTTAAGGACCGAAGCCGCCTTGACCTGCTTCGTGTACGCCATAGCGCGAGCAAGAGCCTTCGTATAACGCTTGCTGAGCGAGTCGTACAGGTTGTCTTCAACCGCCTCTTCCGTGATGGAGAAGCCGAGAGCGATGGTCTCGTGGTTGTAGCGAGCAGTCCATGCTTCCTGCGCGTTGTCATACGCAATCGCAGCACCTTCGGCCTTCACCGGAGCGGCGCTGAAACCAGAAAGCTTGGTCTCTTCTTCAAAGGAACGCTCGGAGGTCTCAGTCTCGTAGATCTCCTTGTGCTCCTCACCATAGTTCTTGTACTCAAGACCGAACAGGGCGTTCAAACCCGGAAGGAGTTCCTTGAGCAGTTGTGCGCGTGAAATAGCCATGTCTTAGAACTCCCTATTACAGACCAGTCGGGTTGTTGTAAGCGTGACCACCTTCGATGACACCCGAGTTCACGTACGGAGCGTTGAACTTCACGATGACTTCTGGGTAGTACACAGTACCGCTTACATCAAACGCCGTATCCGGTACGACATCAACGATGCGGATCGGCAGTGACAGCGTAGTGCTGGCCGACGAAACGAGGAGACCCTGCTGGGAATCGCCCGTGGTCGTGTTCAGCGTGTTCGCCACCAAAGCCACGTTCAGACCGATGTCCGTGTATTGGAAGCCGGTCGAGGTGGAAACCACCGTCGAGGACGACACACCAACCGCTTGGAACAGGGTGTTCGGATCTTCAGCCACGTACGCAGTAATGTACGTGCCCGACTTCACCGAGGTACCCGAAGTCCACTGCTGCGAATAGGTCGGCTGACCCGTCACAGAGGACACGAAAGTACAGCCCAGAAACACGCCCGCGAAACCGCGAGTGGGGGCCGTATTTTCTTCGGTCGTTACAACAACAGTGCCGTCTGAGGCGAACTTCAACGGATCACCGAAACCGATGCTACCAGCACCAGAAGCGATGCGACGTTGACGGGTCGCTCCAGCAAACGGCAGCCCGCCGATCAGATTGATCGGCTTCAAGCCATACGGCTTGCTAACAGTGGGATATGCCATTGATTACTCCAAAAAGTGAATTTATTTACCTTTGCCAAACGAGACCGTCGTCTTCTTCTCACTGAAGAGGGGCATACGTTCGTCGTTCAGCCTCATAAAGTTATTGTCCACGGACTGGAGTTGAGCCTTTGCCTGCTGCGCGTAATAGTCTTCGCGCTGCTTCATTAGCTCTTCCGGTGCCTTGCACAACAACAAACCACCGATTTCGATGTTCCCTTTAAATTTGGAATTCGGATCGGTGTGATGCATCAACTCCGGATGATCTTCAGCCTTTACAGGCTCCCAACCTTCACGGAATTTTGCGGAGGTATTCTGTGGGTCTGCGACCCCCATAGTACTGGTCCGGATATATCGAAAGACCCAACCTGCTTGCGGATTTGGTGCCGGAAGCGTCTGAGGCGGGGTCCATACTTTATTGCGCTGCGCGGATTCCCGATTTTCGAGTTCACGTGCGATTCTATTCTCAGCCATTTTAGTTAATCTCCAGTTTCATCAATTCACGTGCGTACTGTTCGTTGCTCAGACCCAATTTCTTGGCGATAGCAACTTGAGTCGGTGTCAGGCGGACCTGACGCGGCGCGGTTCCCCGCGTGACCGGAGCCACTACATTGGCTGGTTTTGTGCGAGATGGCTTTTCAGCTTCCCTCGTTTGAGTTGGCTTTTCCTCTTCTACTTCCGCATCGAAGTAATCAGGGAATCGCTTCCTCATCGTCGCGTTCACTCGGTCGTAATAATCGTCGCTACGCGGATCGACTCCAGACCGGACCAATTTTTCGTGCAGCCCCAAAGCGAGGGCGGTCATTTCCTCGTCTGTGCCAAACCACGGATTTTTATCCTTCCACGCCTCGGCTTTTGGGTCCGCGACGGGTTGAGGTGCCGGGGGCACTTGGTACTGTTGATTTGGTTGTACTCCTGTAAAGTCCTCTTGTAAAGAGGGCTGGAAATTCTCGTATTGTTTAATCCGAAGCTTAGCCTCTGTCAGGGCTTCTTGTGCTTCGGTGATTTTTCCGGCATCCCCTGCTTCATACGCCTGCTTCAGCCTCTCCTTGGCGACACCAAGGTCATTATTAGCAGCCTTAGTAACCTCGTGAATGTAGGCTTTTTCACCATTACCGAGGCGCTGTTTAAGCTGCTTAATTTCCTGTTCACGGATCTGAGCAAAGCGGAGGGCTTCCTCGCGCTCACGCAGGGCGGCTTCCTTGGCACGACGCTCGTCATGCCATACCTTTTTCATCTGCCCAAGGCGTTTCTTGACCTTCTCGGAATACTCGTCAAGGTCGTCGCCTTCAAGTTCTTCCACTACCTCTTTGGGTAGCGGCTTACGGCCCCGGTCTTGCTCGGGGGTATCGTCCTCAACTTTTACTTCGATAGCATCGCTATCTTCTTGTTTTGCTTCAACTTTTTCCTGCTCATCAGGAAACTTATATTCTTCAGCCATGATTGTTTACCTCAAGCTCTGCGGATTCCACGGGGGTCTTCAACCACCGCTTCTACCGTGTCGTCATTAATGATGCGGAACTCCCGACCGTGGATAACCACGCGGGTGCCTGAATAAGGACGGGTCAGAACAAAATCGCCTTCCTTGCACCAAGGGCCATTAGGAAACCGATTTGCGTCTTTGTAGCAAAGGTCGCCCAGTTTGATGACGAACAGGACCACGGTGGTCTGCTCTTCAACTCGTCGGGTGTCTTCTGCCTTAACAATA